CTGACGGAGTCACAAACGACCGAACACGAAACCGAAAATATAGCGGACGGCCCATAGGACCGTACCGACGAAAACCGCGCCGAGTAGAGCGAAGAAGATAATCTCGGCGAATCCGTACAGGAACACGCTCAATCACGGCCCCTCACGTACACAAAAATAGCAGTTAGCGTTAGCAGCATCACGATGATGCAGCTCGCTACAAACAAAAATACGCCCAAACCCTGCACCTGACCGGATACTTGCGCCAAACCCCTCACCACGTCGTCGGTCGTACACGGACTGCACGTCACGACCACAGCAAATACCGTATGAGTGCAACCGTTGTACCCGCCCAATAGAAGCAGCCGCAAAACGCCACCAGCCAGAACGCAAATCGCCCCGCATTAGTCAGGCCCACGCCACACCAACAGAAACATACACAGCACGAGGAAGCTCAAAACTATGGCACACGCATACCCGGCCACGTCGAGCCACAGAGGCAACGTCAAGTAACGATCCACTAACGATCCACAGCCGCGCCGATCCTAGGGGAGCTCGAGCGAAGACGCAAGAGGCTGCTGGCCTGACCGGCCCGCCGAAGCCTACCTAGGGCCCTAGGGACCTCGCTGCCGCGCCCACGCACCCTACGGGCGCGATCCTCCCTAGGGCCCTGGGTACGGCTCCGCTTATGCCGGTCAGGCAAATAGAAATGGAGCGTGACATGGACCGCCAGCTACCAACCATCGCAGAATCACTCACCAAACTCGCGCGTTCAGCGAACCTCCTCGCTACTGAGGCAGACTCCACACAGACCACAGAGCTTGCACTAATCGTGGCGCGGGTTGCACACGAGGCCGCAGCCATATATCGTCTGCACCAGCAACTCGAAAAGGATGCCTTCGCGTACGTCAACACCATGATCGAATCTCACAGAAAGGAGGATTAAATGTCACCGGCAAAAGAACCCGGCAACGCTCCGGCAGTCCCTAGCTCAATGTCATGGGCTCAGTTCGCAGCGGCAAAGCAAGTGCGACAGCGCCGATCCCGATACCTTCCCTTTGTCCTCGCAATGAAGGAGAAGACCGTATACGACGCAACCGAATCCTTCCCGAAAATCGCCCAAGATACCCTTCGCAGCGGACTCTACGGACAAGCTCGCAAGACCGGACGCAAGCTCGCCATGATCACACAGGACGGAAAGCTCTACGTTGCACTGCGCGAAATCGAAACCGGAAAGGTGAAATAACATGCTCCTAAAAGGAGTCGCAACCTCACCCGCGCGCGAACGAACACTCAAACTCAAGACCGGCGCCAGCGCCGGACAAACCCGCACCGTTTGGGAAATCGCAGTCCTAGACGAGGATGGTGGCGTAGTCACCGTCACAACATGGCTCGGAAAAAACCTCTGGCCTGACGCTAAGGTCGGAACCCCGGTCACAGCGAAGGTCGGACGCGCTCGCATGTACCTAGGACAGACTCAAGTCTCGATTGCAGGCGAACCGCAGAGCGAGTAAGCTCGAGCTCCACCCGACCCACGGCTCCCCGCCGCGCGCCCCCAAGCGCCGGCGGGGAGTCTTTTTGTGCTCCGGCATCGGTCGACGCTCCCCGCTCGGCGGACGCGCGGCGGGACTCAGCGAGACCAACTCCCGGTAACAGCAAATGACGGTCGGGACAACAAACCAAACCCGAAAATGCACGGCTCGTAGGCCGCAGCTTTACCGGAATATTTCGCCACATAAGCAGCCACCGCCTCCCACGATCCATAGCTGATCGTATCCATACGCATCCCCTGACCCTTCGCAAGATCACCATGAGCCATGCGCCACCAATTCCGACAGAACGCTAAACCAGCAAAGTCCATATCAGTGGCGAGTAGTCCATGCTCATGAGGGGTGCCACTCAGCTGTAGCTCAGTCTCGCTCCACCATCGCGCACCCGGATCGACCCAGCGGACAACATCGTAAAACCACTCTCGCACGTTCTCCCGGTGACGCGCTACGCCTACCCTGTCGTAGCCACTCCACCCGACAACACTCGCATTCGTAGCCGTCACAAAAGCTCGCCAAGGCTTCGCTAAAGAAGCTATCCAATTCCCGTACGCCTTTCCCACAGCTTGCGGCATCATCGACCGATAGCCTCAAGCCACGCTATAGAGCATGACTCGCTACACACCATGCTCCGCTTCTGATAAGAGCAACCTCTGTGCATCCACTGCTGACAGACAATGCACATCTCCACCTTAGCTACAGCCTTCCCGCAGACGCCACAGATGCCACGATCCACAAACGCTACCTCTCAATCCTCATTTGGGCACAGCTATCGCTATCAAGATCAAGGGAGCGCGGTCCACCAATGGACCACCGGAGAACCGTACCGCGCGCCCCCTAGGCCCTGTCGGGCCCGAGCTATGACCGATCCACCGCCCGTAGCGGCCGCTCGCGCGCTGCCGCGCGCGTCGCGGCCTTATGGCCGATGCCAGCATCCGATACGTGCTCGTAAGTGTCGTACGACCGTACAGCTTCACGAAGCGACGGCCAGAACGCCACCTCAAAGTCCATTCCCATTATGCCGCTAGCGTTAGCACCCTCACCACTAGCGACGCGATTCTTCTCGGTCATCAGAGCCGGAATCCACCGCCGCCGATGAAAAACTACCAGAGGAAGAGTAACCTTCCCGATCTTGAAAATACCACCAATCTTAGAACACGCCCAGATATGCTCAGTAACTTCTCTGGCAACCTTGTCCACCCGAGCTTCATGCTGCGCCGTCCAGAAGATATCCAGACCATCCTTGCGCGCATACGCCCAGCGATTAAGAACCCCAATTCCGGTCTCCTGCCACAATCTAGACGGAGCCCACAAATTCAGCTCATCAATCAAAACAGTTATACCCTTACTGCAACCCTTACACGTAAGCATTCGACAACCCCGCTTATGCGGCACCCCGAATTCATCCCGTAAGACCTTCAACTCCATAAGCTCGTCCCAAGACGTTAATACGTGTGTGTTCGGGTTCCGAACGAAAGCCCATCCCCGTCGGAACCCGAACTCTGCGGCATGACGGTCCGCCACCGCTCCCCGTAGCACGAACCGTCGCCCGACAGACTGATGATCATGGAACCGTGGATCACAGATCAGATCGGACCACACTGGGCACACTGGAAACAGGTAGCCCTCCACGCGGGTACCGATCTGAAAGTTAGCCCACACCTCTCGACCGGCCTTCAAGTCTGTAAGACCCCACTGCACGAGCCGCAGAGTCTTACCGCTGCCCATCAGGCCGACGAGACCCTTAACGCTCACGCGCCACCTAACAGACTACGCAACAGCCACGACCACAACCACACACCCATAGTCCCAACAGCTATAGCAACCTCAAATCCCGCCAGCACCAGAAGCGTGGCAACAGGCAACGCGCGTCCGAGATGCAACACAGCCACTATAGGGTCCCACACTACCGACGGGATCGTTAGAGACGCGCTGTCGTACACCCCGGCTGGCGGCAACAGAGCGAACGCTACCGTCAGGATCGCCACCACCGCAAAGACGCGTGCCGCGATCCACGGAATAGTCACCTAGCCCC